CTGCGGGGCGTGAAGAAGCTATCGCTGGTGCCGGACCGTAGTAAGTGGAACGCTAAATATGACATCAACAACGATGAGGTTGTGTTGGAAAGCAAGCTGATCACGCAAGGCTTTCCCACCGTTGTTCGTACCATTCTTCATGAGGCGGGCCATCGCGGCCAGCAAAAGGCTCCTGACGTTTACGAAGATTTCAAGCGCCGTGGCCTTAACAAGCTGCCGTATTTCCTGAAGATGGCCAACCCGGTTCACCGCCGTGACTTCGAGCGCAAGGGTAAAGTGGACAACATCGCGGAAGAGGCGTTTGCCGAAAGCTACGCCCGCTATGCGTTAGGAATGGACATGCCGTCAGAGCTGTCCAATTTCTGGAAGGAACAGACATCATGACGCGACATATTGTGATCCATAACTACCTGCCAAAGCGACGGACAAGGGATGTTAATCCACGCCAGCTGACCTTGGGTGATGCACCATACGGCAAAACTAAAGCACAGATTCGTGCTGAGCTGGAGGATTTGGCGGAGGAATTAACGCAGCAGCTGCGTCCGTCTGCCAAAACTGAATTGCTGAAAAGGCGTGCTGAACTTCTTGCCGAGCTGAAGACAGCCAAGGACGCATCCCCACAACGCCAAATTGCTGAATTACGGCAGAAGGCGATGGCGGTAAGCAAGCAGATTGACCAGATTGTCGAGAGCGGTGGCTTTGTTTCGTTGACTGATCCGCTATCAGTCCATTTGAGCCAGATCAGACAAAAGATCAACAAGCTGAAGCGTGGTGATGCGGACCAGGCCACTACCATTCCGGGCAATGTTTATGGTCAAGGGGGGATAAGGGGATGACCAGGATTATCGTCCATAATCATCTGCCAAAGCGCCATCGCACTCGTGATGCTCATGTTCTGTATTCGGCGCGCCAATTGAATCAGTGGAAAGCAGACGCTGCGCGTGAGGGTGATAAGGTCATTGAGTTGTATGGTAAAAGCCCCAATGAGCCGGCAGGCTCTGGGCCGTGGTGGAGCTATCCCAGGAGCGGTCGTGGGGAAACTGGCTACTTTGAAAAGGGCAGAGGCGGTTGGCTATCAACGACAACGGACAAGGCGCGTGACGCCAAGCCTAGCTTTGACGATTGGATGAAGCAGGTTGACCGGGCCTGTCTCGGCAAATGCGGTATGAGCATTCATGATTTAGAGGATTGTCCGTTCCGTGACTGGTATGACGCTGGCGTGAAGCCAGAGAGTGCGGCGGCGCGATGCATCAAACGGTCGGGTGGCTAGGTGCGTATTATCGTCCATAATCATCTACCTAGGCGCAGGACACAGGATGCTCCTGAGGACATGTTTGAGGTTCGGCTGTCATCTGGCAAAGTGGTTCGTGTCAAGGCTAAGTCAGCACCTGAGGCTCAAGCTAAGGTGGGCGGCGTGAGTGTCACCCGGTCTAATGACGAAAGCTTATCCGCGACAATAGCGCGGCTGCGCGAAGAACTTCGCAAGGCAAAAGCTGCCGGCCAGCAGGCCGTTGCCGAACACTTGACGAAAAGAATCCGTGCTGGCGAAGAGGACCTTAGGCGCGAATTAAGTCATCAGTATGCTTAGGGGTGAGAGGATGGACTAACGCCTGCCTAGTGAGGAACGAAGCACGACCCTTACTCTGTCTGCTACATCTAGCTTTATGCTTGAGGCAGACCTGGCAGTACCCAATAGGGATTGATCGAAGCCAGCTAGGCAGGCGTTAGTCCAGTTGCGGAACCTGCCCACCACGTAAACTCTGCGGAGAGCGGCGATAGTGGGAGCGATCAGGGAAAGCAAGAGGGCACGACCGGTGACCATCGTTCGCGTGGTAGGCACGGCCCTCAACCGATAAAGGGTGCCATGGCCAAGCTTGAGATGAGCAATATCCCGGACCGCCATGAGGATGTGGCCTATGCACGGGCGCTGGTTGGCTTTGATGGCAACCCCACCGGCCGCTTGCGGGTGATCGCGGAAACCGGCCGAATAGAGGCAGAGTGGCATGGCAATCTAGGTTCTGTCTGGTTGCCGTTACCGCTTGTGTCTATAAAAGATAAGGGGCGCATTATTGGTGCCCAGGAAGCGCCGTTGAATTTCAATGGCAGTTGAAACCGTCAACAACATCTTGCTTTATATCTGCATTGGCCTAACATGGGCGATGTGGGCGTCCTCACTACCTTTTGAAGACAAGAAATACAGTAGCACGGCACTATGGACCGCCGCGCTCTGCTGGGTTGCGCTTTGGCCAATGCTGTTGACCCTCTATATAATGGCAGGACTGTGTGCATTTATTAGTGGGACAACACGACGGTGGCCATGATTACACATCCGCTCTTTGACATCAACGAGCAGGTATGGGTGACGGAATCAGGTATTGTCGCTGAGACGCTACGTGAGCTTAAGCAAAAGTTGCCCAACGCCAAGATTGTTGGCTACTACCCAAATGGCTACACCGCTGACCGCAGCGGGCCAGAATGGAATGACGGGTCTAGGCTACGGAATATCTGGTTTCATCCCAAGCCTCCGGGCCACGCCTTAACATTAAAGAAGCAGGCAGCTGCATCGCGTAAGCGCGGTGAGCATGACCTAGGCCGCCAAAAGACAGAGCTAGCGCGGGTAGAGGCTAGGGCTAAGGCTGAGGAAGATCGCAAGGCCGCTGTTGTCGCTTGGCACGCAGAGCGCAACAGGCGCATTGAGGAACGAAAGGCTAAGGGCCTACCCGTTCGCCAGCGCGTTGACCATAACGCCATCTTGAACCTGCGGGCTGAGGGCAAGAACACTACTGAGATCAGCCGCGAGCTATTTTGTGGCCGCGACACGGTGCTTGCTCATATCCAAAAAGGGCAGCGAGAGGATGACCTGCGTGCTTTTGTAAGACCAAACCGCGCCAATGCTGCACCACCCCGGCCACCAAAGCCGGTTCAGCAGCCCAAGCCCAAAAGAGCTACGCCGCAAAGAACTTGGCCCATTAACAAGTCTTGGACTAAGGAGCAGGATGCGCTCTTGGCAGACGGTGCAAATGCTGGCTTGTCGGCCGGACAAATCGCCGACAATGTTGGCAGTGGCAGAACCCGTAATGCCGTCATCGGCCGTTGTCACCGCATAGGATTACAGCTGCGTGGTGTTGCTGGCTACCGCAGTATGTCTTAAGGTAAACTTAATGGGTGGCTTCATGGCTGGTCCTGATTTTACTCGTCAAAACATCAAGGCAATGTCACTTGCCGCGCTGCAAAAATATGCTGTCACTCTTGAGGACCGAATCATCATCTTGGAACAGGTCATCGGGATGGTGGCAGAAAACGAGCTGCCATTTAAGTTCTGCCACTTCACGCCGTTGGAAAGCCGTATCCTTGGGATGATCTATACCCAGGCTCGCGTCTGTACGAAAGAGGCCATCCTGCTTGGGGTGTGGGGCAACCGGCCGGAATGTGATCAGCCCGAACTTAAGATTGTTGACGTTGTGATTTGTAAGGTGCGTGGTAAGCTGGAGAACTTTGGCGTGAGCCTTAGCACGATGTGGGGGCGGGGTTACTATTTTGATGAGGACAATCGCGCTAAGCTAAAGGCGCTGATTGAGTCAGTGCCAGCGGGGCGCATTGCGGTACCAGCAGCCGATGTCAGTAAGGCGCTTTCCCGTAAACCAAAAGTAGCAGCCTAGAATGCGTACCTCACGGCGGGTGTCCCGACGTAGCTTGATGTTAGGTCTTGCGGCAGCGGCCTCGGCAGCGGGCTTTCCGTTGCCACTCACGCAGCAGAACTCGCTTATTTTGAATGTCAAGATTAACCCCCAAGTGGTGGATTGGGCCAGTATCTATCATGAGCTGGTGTTGGTCTTTGAGATTGTTTCTGGCGAGAAGCTGATTCCGGGTGGGGCTTGGGATGCGCTTATCCAGATGCATGCCAAGTCAGTGTATGATCTTATCTGTTTTGGTGAGAAGACTATTTTCAACTTCGTTAGTCCTGATGCCCCACACGCGCAGAAATGGCGTGAGCTTCTGGGCGAAGAGCCGAAAATACAGCACAAGGCTGTTGCATAAATCCAGATGCGTGTTATCATCCACAATCACCTGCCAAGGACGCGGGACGAAAGAGCACAGGCTTATGGCTTTGCTGAGCCAACGGGTTATGGACACGGCTGGCGCGATGCGGGGCGTACGGCCAGACGCTTAAAGCGGGCGCGGGCCAAGGATTTCAAAGCGGAAGGCTGTGATGAGTGTCGTAGATCGCGCGATGGCTGGGCGCGGAATGGCGTCACTTTCAAGCAGGCGGCATCCGACCTGCGGAAATTCCACGACAAGAAGCCGTGGGACATCGCAGACTGGTTAGAGCGCCGCGCGCAGGATAGCGGGCGCGACCGTATCACGGCGGATGATGTCGCCGCCTTGAATAAGGCAATACCCTATTGAGGGCCCAAGTCAGCCGAAGCTTACGGCGTGGTGACGGCTGTTACTTTTGGTGGTGTCCGGCGTGTCAGAGAATCCACCCGTTGCCAGATGGTGGTTGGAAGTTTGACGGCAACCTGGACGCGCCAACCTTTACGCCTAGTTTTAAGCACACCTGGGGTAGTCCGGCAGCGTGGAAGATTTGCCACTACACCATAACGGCTGGAAAGGTGGCTTATGCTGGTGACTGCACCCACGACATGAAGAACAAGACTGTGGTGATGCCTGATTTGCCGGCAGAGGATTGATGCCACGCAAACCTAGGAAGGACAGCGCTGAGTTGCGCCGCACTTACCTGCGTGCGCGCCGCGCTGAGCAGCAGTTTGGCAGGACACTACGTAGCCTAGCGCGGCGCTGTGGTGAGCTTACCCAGCAGATGCTGGACCCAACCGACCTAATTGGCTCGTCCGGCCGCCTGCGCTCGTTGTTGCACAAATACGCGCAGACGCTGCGGCCGTGGGCGCAGGAAGTAGCCAAGCGGATGGTGCTGGATGTGCAGCGCCGCGACGACACTTTTTGGGCCGAACAGACCAAGGCGATGGCGCGGGCGCTTACGGAAGAAATTAAGACTGCCCCGATTGGCCTAGCTCTGCGCGAACGGACGCAAGAGGCGGCGGCCTTGATAATGTCGCTGCCGCTAGAGGCCGCCCAGCGGATTGAGAAATTCACGGTGCGGGCTTTGAGCGATAGCTCACGAGCGCCCGAAGTTGTCCGTGAGATTATGAAGACAGGGCATGTCACTAAGTCACGGGCGCAGTTGATTGCTCGTACCGAAGTAGCGCGGACAGCATCGCTCTTGGTTCAAGTCCGCTCTGAGCATGTCGGGAGTACTCATTATCGTTGGATGACTGTGGGTGATATAGATGTTAGGAAGGATCATCGTAGACTAGCGGGGCGAGTGTTTAGATGGGATGATCCTCCTATTGCTGGTCCAAATGGTATGCGTTATCATCCGGGCAGTGGCCCAAATTGTCGATGTTATCCTGAGCCAATTCTACCTGATGAGCCACCAGCTTCTCGTGTGGCGCCACGATTTAGAGCGGAGATGATAGCGTGACTTATTATCTTTATGTCTTATTGTTTCCGAATGGAAAGAGATATTTTGGAATATCGTACCGCCCTGTTAAAAGATTTGCAGAACATTTACAAGTTGCTGAGAATGGTAATAAGTTGCCTCTTTATAAGGCAATTAGAAGGTATGGGGCAGCAAACGTTGTAATGAAGGTGTTGGTGGTCGGTAAGCTTGATTATATTAGAGCATTAGAGACTGTGGCTATTGCACATTTTCGTTCTTTGAAAAACCAAAATGGTTATAATGTAAGTCTAGGGGGCGACACTAGCCCAGCAGAGATTCCAGGGGTACGAGAAAAAATAGCCGCTGGGGTGAGTGCGGCGTTGAAGGGAACTAAACA